GTCCCCGGTACAGGTGGTCATCGCACGTTACGATGAAGTCGTTGTCGTCGGCAGGCATGAACCCGCCGGAGTCAGACTGCCACGGGCGGAAGCCGCCCTCGTCCGGGTTGTCTATCGCAACCTTGCCGCCCCGGAACAGCAGGGCGAAGCGTTGGGATACCTCCGCCTCCACAGCCTGTTCCGCTGCTGTGACAGCCACGGTCAGCCTGCCCCCTCTGCTGCAAGTAACGCCTCCTTCGACGTGGGTATCCCCTCTTTGAGAGTGGGCCATGGCGAGGGATGCAACTCGCCCGCACACATCTCGCCAAGATAGTAGCGGCGTAGACGAACGTCTGCGTAGAGTTTCGTCATATAGTTTCCCGGGTCGCTGCTGTTGGTCACCGTGAATGTAAGGCGACCGCTATCCGTCGGGTACAGACTGACGGTCCAGTCATCCAAGTGAACCTTGTAAGGAATCATACGATCCTCCCTTGCTTTACTCTGCGGTACTGCCCGCAACCGGAACACACTTCCCAATCCCAACGATCCGGGGTATCGGACTGCTTCCACTTGTGGGGCTTCAGGTGTGGCACACCACGCTTGTCATACTTCCAACACATGGCCCTACTCATCCTGCGATTCCCAATCGCGGCGCTGCGTGTCAGCAAACACCTCAGCGTCCCTCTGGGCGGCAAACCATTCACGGATGGCGCCATCCTGTAAGACCGCCCACCGCTTCACCCAGATCCCGGCACCCATCGCCACCGACACCTTGTGGATCGTGAACTCAGCCGCTACCACCGGGAACCAACTCCTCCCAGTACGGGTGGATGTGCCCGCACAACGGATCCAAATAATATGTTTGGTCAACCATCCGTGCCGTCCTCTTGTTCTTGCACACGTTCAGGTTGATGCTGTTCTCATGGTACCGCTTCTCCCAGTCCGACAAGGTTTGCCGATCCTTCTTCCGGTACACCTCTATGACGAAGATAGCCTCATGCTCCCCGCCATACCGACCAGCATAGATCCCGGCAGAGTAGCCGGGCTGCGCCGAACCACGTCCCGCCTGATGCACCAACCCGAGAGGGACCCGTTGCGTCTTGGCCCATCGCTTCACCGCCTGAGCCTTCGACACCACCCCCGTAGCGTCCGAGTCCCCCCCGGGTAGGAGTTCAAGATAGTCAATCATGCAGAAACTGGGATTCACCCCCCACCACTCCCGAACCTCATCCATCGTGGCCGCCATCTGCTCCAACGAAAGCGACTCATCCACTATGGCGATACGAGACAGTTCAGCCTTGGCCGAATCATGCAACGCCCGCAACGTGGCATCCTCCCCAGCCTTGATGGACTCCTCTACATCAGTCGATGAGCGCCCATGCAGCAGGCAGAACAGTTTCATCGCCACCAGTTCACGCGGCTCATCCAAAGAGAAGATCACGACGTGCGCTTCGGGGTTGTTCACCAGATTGGTGATGATCCCGTTCAACAGCATCTGGGACTTGCCGGTGTGCGAACGGCCCACGACCATCAGCACTTCACCCTTGCCCACCCCACGGGTGGCAAGGTCAATCTCCGGGTACCCCAGATACCATCGCTCCGACGGGTTGCGAATGAACCCAATCAGGTTGTCTACAACAGTAGTGGTGAGGGACCACCGGTTTGGTTGCGGAGGGGAACCCGCCGCCCCGCCGTCGCCCTGCTGGGCGGCGGCGAGGCGTGCAGCGACCTCATCCGTTGGGATAATGGTCGCCATTGTCAGGTCCTGATCTGTGCCCCGATAGTAGCAAGATCGGCAGCGGTCTTACCGGTGAACGGACAGACGAACCATCCGGGCACCAGCAGGGACCCGTCCTGCTTCGTCAACCACAAGCCCTTGCCATCAGACCGACGCTTGTAATCCGGCCCCTTCTTGTTGAAGTTGCTGTTCGGGTCCATTTTCTTGGACCAGTTCGGATCCCACCAGTCGGACTGGTGATCCATCAGGTTGCGCCATATCTCCTCAAGGCTCCCGCCTCCCCCACCGGCAGGAGCCGGGGCCGCAGCCGGGGCCGGGACGGTGGGTGTACTTGCACTAGCCCCGGGAAGGCTTTTGGCAAGCATCGCAACGGTGCCGTCCTCTGCCAACTCGTAGCCGACACCCAACGCCTCATAGTTGGAGAGTTCCAGCACCGACCCCCAACGGGTAATCAGGTCTGCAACCTCCTCCTCTGATGTATCGGCATCTATGGTGAGTGTCACCGAACAGGATGCTTCCGCAGGCTCGTAACTACCTGTCTGGATAACCTGCCTGCGGAACACTGTGATACAGTTCTCCGCTTTCTTTGCTGTTGCTGCTGCCATGGGTCTACCTTTCTATAGTTGGTTCCATGGATCTGGTCCCGCAAACCTACCGCGGCATGTAGCCCACGCCCCGCACCATTTAGGTGCGCAATGCCAGCCCGCCATATTCAACGGCCATACCGGTATGTCAGCGGCTATGAGTGTACCAGCAGAGCGGGCTAGCGCAACCAGACTCGCCCACTCCGCCGGTCCGAAATCTACAAGGGTCGAATGCACCGTTCCCTTTACGAGATGCACGAACTGGAATCCCAATGGTTCCTTCAACCCGTTGTCGGCTTGCGTTGCGACCGCCCAAGTGTACGCTGCCGCCTGCACCGACCATCGTTTCTTCTCCCACTCCGCACTCGGCTTCCGCCCCGGGTTCTTCCAGTCGATGATCGGCTGCGGATACTCCTGTATGCAGTCGATGGTTCCCCTCAACCAGATTTCCGGCTTGTGATCCACCACGAGCGGCAACTCAAACGTCCACTCCACCGCTATGGGGCGCACGTTCTGCCGCACCTCATCCCACCACACACCGATGTTGGCCTTGATGATCTCCGGTGGCTCGGCTTCCTTGTGGTTCCAGCGGACGATCTCATCACGGTGGTCGTCCCAGTATTTGGTTGCCGTCGTGATGGTCTTGGCCCGGGTGAACGGCTTCCCGGTTTCCATCACCTCAGTCAGACACTGTTCGATGCCGTAGTGAACGGCGGTGCCCAGCATGGTGGACGTGGACTGGGTGTCTTTGGAGATTCCCAGCATGTCCTGCCGGGCACGCTCCGGGCACATCGCCAGCGTGCCTAGCCACGACTGTCGGAGAACGATTCGGTCTTCAGTTGGTTGCATGATCCCATCCTAGCAGGTTTGGAGGAGCCGTACCTGACCCCCCATGGCATGGCATGGCATGTACGGCCTCACAGGCCGTACCATGCCATGGGCTGCTACAGGCAGCGTCAGGCGACCGGCTCATCGCCGTCATCCGTGGGGTGGAGAAGAATGATTTCAGCGTCGGGGTTTTCGTCCGAATCTTCGCTGGAATCAGGGGTGGTTTCGTCTGAAACTTTGCCCCCCAAACTCTCCCAAATATAACCCATTCTTGTCATAAACTGGGTGCCTACTTCGGCCAAAGTATGGGAGAAATCCCCGATTTCTACCGTGAGATGTTTGAGCATTCCGAACATTCCTTGAACGGCGATTCTCAGTTCATCTATCTCAGCCTGTAACTCTTCGTTGCTTGTCATGTGTCTCCTTTCAGAGTGTGGGGGGCCGGGGTGAAAGGAGGGGAAACTCCCCGACCCCCCACGATCTGTATTGGGTCAGACTCTGCCGCTACTGCGTTTGCAGGGCCAGATCCTCACCAATGGTTCGCATTGAAATCTTCACGCCGTGCCGCCGTGCGGCAGCGTAGGCGCAAGACCTCATGCTGTCAGTTTCGGCATCATAGTCGATGCCCTGTTCCAGCAACCATGCCTGACCGTCAAACCAGTCAGCCCACGGGTACTGCTCCTCCCGGCCCTTGCGGACCTGCGGAGGCAATGCTTCCAATATCCTAGCCATTGTCTATCTCTCCTTGGTTGGTTACTCCGCCCCTGCGAGGGACGGTCTGTGCCCTTCGGGCAAAGATCTCTTCGGCTTCACTGATGGTAACACAGTAGTCGCCCGTCTCACAAGCGAACGTCTCCCCGTCATCTGAAGACATGCTCCAGACAACATAGGGGTGGCGTTCGTTGTGGCTCAGATGAGCGATCACTCTCCCCACGTAGGGCAGCAGACCGTCGTTGTAGCCACGGCTGACATGCCACACTAGGGGCGTGGCCCCATTGCTTAGTCGTATCATATTCGCTTATCCTCCATCCGGCGCACCGGCCATCATAAACCTGTACGCCTCGCTGTCGGGTAGGATCTGATCGTTGTACCCCCAATACATGTTGCCACTCATGTCCTTCCCGTCAAAGCCGGGACGGCCATTCTTGACAACCTCATGTACGGCGGTGACCTCTACCGCACGCCTCATCCCTGAGAACGTGCAGTAGACGATCATCTCCCCCACTTCGGGGGACCCCTCCACGCCCTACGTGTTCCTCTGGAGTGAGGCCAGCGCACCGACCTCTTCCTGTAGAGCCACCAGTTCGATGCGGGTAGCCACCAGCACCGCCATGGCGCTACGCAACTCCGCTACCGCTTCTACAGCGATCTGGAGGTTGTCTACCCGGGCTGGGGTCCGGTTCTTCCTATTCGGCACCGACTGGGCTATTGACATCCGTTCCGCTTTGGCATCGGCAAGCCCAGCAAACCATTGCTGGACCTCACCGGGGTCATAGACGAACTGGTGCATTCCCCAGTTGGTCGTCCCCGCGCTCCCCACCTGTAACCG